AACCAGTGGTTAAAACGTCATAAGGTACCTGTTAAGGTCATGCAAGTTGATGAGTTTGATGATGGTGATGCCGCATACAAGTTACTGATGCGTACAACTCATCCACAGTATAAAGACGGTGAAAGAATAGTAGATGAAAACTTTGCTGACGGCAAAGTGAAAGGCAAGAGTAGACCCGGCCGAGTAAAGAAGGCAGGAGCCAGTTGCAAAGGCTCAGTGAGTAGTCTCCGTGCAAAAGCAAAAAAATACAGCGGTGAACGTGGTAAAATGTATCACTGGTGTGCCAACATGAAGGGCGGAAGGAATAAATAGTATTATGCTTATTAAAGATATTATAAACGAAACAATGGCAGGCGCAATAGCAGGTGTTGCTATGCCCATGGGCAAAATGATCAAACGCAAAAATCCATCTGTGTTTCCTAAAAAGAAAAAAAACGAAGATGCTACAGGTAAACAAGAGGACGAGTTCCACAAGAAGTTAGACAAATTGGTTCATAAAACATTTGGTCACAGCAGTGACGAAAAGAAAAAGAAGAAGAAAACTAACGAAATCAGTGATTTTAAGAAACGCGAACTTGAATATGAATTACGCAATGAAAAAAATAATTATGCTGTAAAAATAAACGGCAAAGTATGGAAAGTTGTTGCTTCTAGAAGTCAAGCTCAAAAAATGGTTAGAACTCTGCAAAACAGAGGTAAAGATGCTAGTTTTGTTGAAACAGGAATGCCATTAAGCGAAGGTGCCAGCAGAGAAAAAGCAGTAGAAATATTAGTTGCATTAGTTAAAGAAAGAGGCTTAGACAACTTTGCAAACAAAGATGAAATAGAATCATACATGGCAGATAACATGCCAGCATTTTATCAAGGCAGAGATACAGGTAAAGCAATAGAAGATGCTGTAGCAAAACTAGACATAGATGAAGGCAAAAGCCCACACAAAAAAGGCACTAAAAAATACAAAGCACATATGGCCGCAATGCATGCCGGTGGTTAATCATGAGAGCAGTTAAGTGTAAAGATGGTATATTAAGTTTTATCAACAGAGATGAAACCCGTCTTTTCAATAAAATAGATTTTGAACAGTTTTGTCCGATAAGTAAATTTGACGAAAGAACTCGATACATGGCTGAAGACATGTACTGTAGAAATATACTACAAAAGGTCAGAAAAAATGATGTTATTGGCTTCAAGATCTACCCACAAAAAAGTAAAATTGAATAAAAGAGTTATAAGCAAAAAATTAGACAACATTGCAAAAAATGTTGCTAAACGTGGTGTCTTTGTAATTTCATACAATGAAAGTACTGGTATGTTTGAGATTATAGAGGCTGTTACAAAAAGGGTAGTATTGACACACCTTCCTAATAAAAACCTTGCTAACGTGCTCTGTGTGCGTCTAAACCAGCAAAAATTACATCAGACGACAATTAGAGAAGGACATTTATTTAGACGTCCTCAAACAATAATTAACAAATATGTTGATCTCAAAAACGAATGCATGTTTTATAGACACACCATGAAAACTACAAAAGATGATTTTCGCTTTGAATCCACTCGCCACAGGTTGATTGAAAGTGTTCTCAGACAAAAACATGCTCTACAGCAAGTAAAGAATCTATTCTAAGTCCTTTTACAATTTTCAATAAAATGATAAATAAGTACTATTACAGTTATGAATAGGAAACCACTATGTTATTAAATCAATTAAATCCAACACCTAACGTTAAGTTAGGCAAAATTACTAAAATGTTGGGCGAAGAGTTTGGTGTTTCTTTCAAGAAGTCATTTTTGCCAAAAAGAAAATTACTTGAACTTAAAGAAACTGCTAATTTGGCTGTAGTCAAACTTCGCAACAGCAATAAAAAGTTTCAACTAGAACCTGAGTACGCAAAGTTCTTGGGTATCAGAGATGCCATTGACACTATGTTATTGGAAGGTATGTATGCTGAGTCTCCAAAGTATATGGAAATGAAAGGCATGATCAGTGACAGTGTTCGCACATTAATGGACAGCGGCTACACTATGGACGAAGCATGTGGTGAATGCATGAATCGTTATAGAATGGATAATCGTTTTGCATATGACGATGATCACATCAAGCACATTATTATCAAAGCGGCAAAAGATTATATGGACGAGTGTGGAAGTGGTTCAATTATGTCAAGTGTTGAGAACCAAGCAGATACTGAACTTAACGAACGTCTATTAGCAGAACTTGCTAAAGAGATTGGTATCGAAATGGTAGACACTAGCAGTTATGACGCTATTGAAGAAAAGTTAGGCTTATTTGCAGAAGTATCAGGTAAAAGCAGAGACGCAGTGGTTGGTTTCCTTAATGGTCTCGACGAAGATGCTATGGTAAATGGTATTCAAATGTTTGGTCGCAAAATTGCAGAAAGAAAATTAAATGATAGCATTCAATACATGCACAAACTTAAAGCAGATGGTAAGAGCATAGAAGAAATTGCAAAAGAACTTGGCATGAAACCAGAAGAAGTTAAAGATGCAATGAGTAAAACTGAGTCCGTAAAAGAAAATAAACAAGACAAAGTCAAAGAAGCATTTGACAGCATGTTTGATGATATCTTAAGTGAAATGATTGCTGAAGAAGTAAACGTCGAAGAAGCAGAAGTTGTTATGGCTGTACGTGCATTAGCAGATGATATTCAAGATCAAGTAGAAAGACTAGGTCGTATGATGAACGAAGACTTACCTGCTATTGCTGATCAAGTACGTGGCGAAATGGGTGCTGATAAAGCACTTAGTTTCTCTGATAACATCAACGGATTATTATCACAACATCTTGAAGCAAGTAAAGCAATTAAAGCAGGATTTGATCAAGCAGTTGCAGAACTATCTGGTGATGCTATGCCGGCAGATGGAGCATTAGGCGACACTGGTGAATTAGGTGGTGACATGGATTCAGACTTAGGGTTAAATGAGCCGCAAGATGATCTAGAAGATAACATTCCTGCAAGTGCTGGCCCTGAAGAAGAACCATTAGGTAGAGCAGAAATTTAATGCTAATTCGCGAAGTTACATTGTTGGATTATGCCAGCAAAGCCTGGGACGACGAAGTAGAAGATGCAATAGAAGATCTACTTTCGTCTGAGGTTATGACTCGCATGGATGCTAAAGAAATACCAACTGAAATGTTTCGCGATTTATTAGCAAAGAATGGATTTTTAATAGACTTAGACACACTAGTAAAAAAGGTACGTGACTCTGGATTTGCAAGTAGTGCAGATCATGAAAAAATTGTACCCGCAGATGAATTAAGTGGTGATGTTGAGACCGATTCTGAACCATCAGTTGATGTTGGTAAAATGGCAGGTGATCAAGCATTAGGTGACATTAAGGCGTAAACTATGGCAAGTATATTTACAAATGCTAAAGATGCAAGAATAGATACAAGAAATAATATTACTATTCATGGCGAAGTTCGCAGTATAGAAACTGCAATTTTAGCAAATGTGTCTGCTGGTGTGCTTTATGCAAATGTATCGTCTGGTACCACAATGACTGATAGCAATGCTTATTACAAAGCATACTTTAGTATTACAAATGATGCCGCAAAGGTAGATCAATTAAACTACGTCAAAAAATATTTCACAGATTTAGGTTATGGAGTAAACATCAAGCAAAATGATACTCAAACTATAATCTGGAATATATCTTGGTAATCAATAATTACATAAAACAGTATCTATAACTACTATATATTATTAGTGGTTGATAAATTATTATGAGTAAAATAGACGTGTGGTTCGGCGATAGTTGGGTCATCGGTACAGGATTGTACGATGAGATTTTTCAACAGGATAAGTCTATGACGCCTGAACTTCATTACCAGCGATTAAAACAAACAAAACAATTTCCTAATTTAACCAGAGATTGGTCTCATCCAGAATATTCATTTGCAAGTTTAACAAGCAAAAGCAGAGACGTTGATTTTATAAACTATGCTTTCCCTGGTGGTTCTATGGAATTTCAATTGTACAACATGACAAAATTCTTCAAAGAAGTTTATCAGCCTGATGTAGAATACACATTTTTCTTTTGTGTAAGTGGAACTACTAGAGCATTTTTTATAGATGATATTGAGTATAAACATTATCATGTACATCCTAATGGCCAATTAAGCAAAGAAAGCAATCATAATTTTTTAACAGATAAATGGGACACACCATTTTTCTTTGAGTACAATAACACTAGAGTGCTTAATCAGGTAATATTTCTTTGTAAAAATTACAATATAAAATTACATCTCATACAGACTTGGGAGCAGTTCACACCATCAAAACACATAGATGTTTTTGATTTATCAACCAAATATCTGCTCCCAGGCACTTTATTCAAAGAAACATTTGGTGTAGAAGCATATGAAATTTGGTATACTGATAATGAAATTAAAAACAAATATATAAATGATTACCATGTAAATTTATTAGGTCATAAAAAACTGCATGAAAAATTGATGGAGTTACTAGATGAAAACTAATCATTTATTTTTTGGAGATAGTTGGGTTATAGGTTCTGAACTATATAAGGAAGAAACATTGCGAAGACCAAAGAATGGTAGGAACGTAGAAACATTTGCTAGTGCCTTTCTTTCTCTAAAATATGTTCCTAATGCTACATTTGGTTATAACATGCCTAATTTTGTTTTTGGGAGAAAATTCAGTGATATGTTAAATGCTAAACATTGGAATTTTGGCTTCAGTGGCGGCAGTATTTCTTTTTCATTGTATAATTTATATGAGTGGATACAACAATATCCAGCAGAGTTAGTGCATAACAATATAGTGTTTTTAGGTACAACAGCACAAAGCAGAGACTATGCAAGAACAGATGAAGATCATTGCCACTATCATCAAAATATAAATAGGCATGCAGAAAATCATAAAGTGTATTTCAAAAACAAACTTAAACCTGTATACCCATTCAGTGAATACGAGACAACTAAAACAATAAATGAAATGTACCTTCTTTGCAAAACACATAATATAAAATTTTATATTTTTAATGTGTGGGGACCAATACACATCAATGAGGAAATAAACCTAGTGCCAGATGAGTGTTGGCTTACCGAAAAAACAAATGCACTTTTTGATTTGACAACAGGAACAAATTTTGTTGATATATTGGGTATGCCAGTAACAAAAGGCACAACCGAAAATGAATATGAGTCTATAGAATTTGTAGTTGACAAAAGCCATCCTGCACATAAAGAATATATACACCCTTGTCAATTCCACCCTAACTTACATTGCCATGAACAAATGGCTAACAAACTTTTGGAGATTTTTAATGCTAGTTGAAAAATACAAATACCCTGAACTAAGGCGTATACAAACTAAACAGGGCAGACAGTATGTTGATGAGTCTGAAAAACCTGTACCAAGTGTAACCACTATCTTAAGCGATACAGGAGATAAGACTGCTCTTATAGCCTGGCGTAAACGTGTCGGTGAAGAAGAAGCAAACCGCATAAGCAGAGAAAGTGCAGGACTCGGAACCAAAGTACATAATGCCTTAGAAAAATATGTTCTAGGTGAAGCATGGGAAATAACTGGTAATAATCTCATCAGCATTATGGCAAAGCAAATGGTTGATAAAATGGTCAGAGATGGCATGAGTCAAATTGATGAACTTTGGGGTGTTGAAGTAGGTCTTATCAGCGAAGGGCTTTATGCTGGCACCAGTGATGCTATTGGAATGTGGAATGGCAAACCTGCAATTATTGATTTCAAGACCGCTAAAAAAATCAAAAAACGTGAATGGATTGAAGACTATTTCATGCAAGGTTGTGCTTATGCATTAGCACACAATGAAATGTTTGATAGCAAAATTAAACAAGTTGCTATACTCATGGTAGACAGAGAAGGTCAATATAAAGATTTTGTGATTGAAGGCGATGAATTTGATCACTATTGCGAACTATGGGGCAAACGTCTGCTAGAATATTATTCACAAAAGTGATAAATACTGTTAAGCAATTGGAGACTTAGCAGTGGCAGAAAACGACAAAACTATAGTATCTAGAATACAACACAGAAGAGGACTTAAACAAGATCTCCCACAACCTTTACGACCTGGTGAAATTGGCCTAGCGGTTGATAGTAAGCAAGTTTATATTGGTCATGATCCTAACAATCCTAACTCTGTTGATCTCAGTACTACTAGTTATATTGAAAATACTGTAAGTGGCAGAGACCATGTAATTAGTATTGCAAACAATAATATTATTGCATTCACTGTTCCTTTTTACTTTATTAAAAAAGGAGAATTTGATGGTACACAATTTTCTGATTCTGTTGAAGCAAAAGAAGTTCGTTCACTTTTAACTGGTTTAGATTCGGGCGATAAAACAGAATTCTATAATATGAGTTCTCAGTTTCCTGTATTCAGCACAGAAACTACAAACAGTGTACATTTACTAGCAAATGCTGATGTAAATGGTTCAGATACATTTGTAGTAAACAATGCAGGTAATCCAGCAGACTTTGACGGCATACGTATTGGTGATTTTGTAAATGGTACAGAAATCAGCGGCAATCAAGTTAAAGTTCTTAATATTGTAAATGATGGATTTAATAATTACACAATTACTCTTAACCAAGCACAAACTCTAACCCAGAACTCCAACATAGAATTTATACCTAACAGCATTGTAAATAATTACAACACTGATACTTTTAAGAGCACAGATGTTATTGTGAGGAAGAATGGTATTAAACTTATACCAGAATCAAATTCTTCTATTTTAACTGTGCCTAGTGCAAATGCTGATTACGTATTAAATGCAAGTAATATTACTTCTACAGGTTATCATACACTGACTCTTAGAACTGCACCTAGTGTAACAGATGATGTGTCTCTTTGCTATTACAGCAATGCAAATGTAAACTTGGCACTAACTGGTGTTAACGGAAACATATCCGCTACCAATCAAGCAAACAGTTTTTATGATGCTTACAGCATTCCTTATTACAGAAGAATACCAGAACAAAACATCAGAGTAAGCACTAGTTCGGGTACTGGATTTTTTGCATTAGAAAATAGACATATTGCAGTATTTGCAGACGGTGCAAACATTTCAAGCACCACAGGACTTACACTTGGTTCTTTTGTTATAGGCAGAGAAGATCAATATTACGATGCTGACGTTACAGGTAATACAAGTACAAATTTTGGCAGTACTAGTACTCCAGAAAGATATACTGTAGATTTTGATAATGCAAACTTCAATGACATATTCAGTGTTGATGGCGGAACGTACAGATACAACAAAGCAAAAATAACAACACCTAATGTAAATGATTATCTCAATAATAAAATGTTTGACGTAGCAACTATAGACAGTACTGCTAAAACATTAGATATTAACATACCAAAGTCATCATGGCAATTAGTGAGATTTGGTACTGCTAATTTAATTACTAGTCAAGCAGGTGAAACAAATGTATCAGTTATAGGTTCTGATAGTAAGTTTGTAGAAGGATTAGCAACAGGGCATTTTGTGCGTATGGTTAATTCTGCTGGAGATTTACACGATTCTATTTTTGAGGTACAATCAATAGATTCACTTAATAACTCATTTGTAATTGAAATACAAAATGGTATACTTGGTGGTAACACTGCAACTATGTCAGCAAACATTGCTAACGTAGGATTTATTGACCATGGTATAGGAAGTGCAAACGTAGATACTGGTTTTACACTTTTAGTTCCTGATAATGAATTCACAAGTTTAGTTTCAAGTGTTGTAATTACAACTGATAATGATGGAACAATAGTAAACACTACTTCAACAATTGACGCAGATCAAACAACAGCAAATACTGTGTTTGTTACTAATGGGGCAATGAAATCAGGTTCCTCAGCCCAAATAGGTTCTAATGGTGAATTGATGCCAGTACTTGGGGCAAGTTACACAGGTACAACTAAAGCGGCTCCTGTGTTGTCAATTGATTTATCGAGTGCAAGTAGTATACAAGACGCTATTGTTATAGTAAATAGATCATTAGTACAAACAACAAGTGGTGGTGCTAATACAAGTATTTTCCCAACAATGAATTGGAGTATACAGGAAGATAACAGTCTCAATAAATTATATGTTTCTCAGAGACCTAGTTTATCAAGTGTGTCAGCAGGTGGTATTTCTTTCTCATTATATGAGGACAAAACAGTACCAACATTAAGTGTATTAGGTTTGTCACCAGGCACATATGATAGAGCAAATAATACTGTTAGGGCAAAATTAGAAACATGGCTAGATGGTTTAGTCAAAGACAGAGATGTTAATATGTTTGTTGATGTGTTTAGTGGTGGTCCTCTATATGCAAGTGGATTAACACATATTAATAATAACTTAGCAGATTCATTTGATTTAGTTATAGATACAACATACAATGAAATAACTTTTGCTACCAGAGAAGAAGCAGGTTTCTACAATGAGTTAACAAATAAGATTTACAATCAGAGTCCAATAGACAGAGAAACTGATACATCTGATGGTACAAAAGGATTGCTAAATCTAAAAACCAATTTAGAACTACAAACCAGAGAAGCCGCGGCCTTTGGTGAAACAACCACAACATACAATTCATTAACTATTGAGCCAATTTTATTAAGTGATGGTGCTAATGCTAAATTGTTTGGTATTGGTGTTGGTGTATTTAATAGTTTTGTATTAGATTATACTTTAACAGAAAAGGCAGGTTCTGCAAACAAGTACATGAGAATAGGAACAATGACTGTTACTGCAAGAACTGATTTTTCAGATCCAGCAAATGCAGTTGTGTTAAATGATACATTCTCAAGCAGTTATGAAATCTCATCAAGTGATCCTATTGTAGAACCACAATTTGAAGCAGTATTAAATGGTGACGAAGTAGAACTTAGACTACAAAATCAAATCGTAGATCCAAGTGTTACACCATTTACATATACAGCACACAATATTGGTGCAGAGTTAAGATTAAAATATATTATTAGACGTTGGTCAAGTACATCATAAATGTTTTTACCCACACATTCAAGCTCTGACAGATTAAGAGTTTGGAGACAGTACAGAGAAAATTTTCCATCTGATGGCACTATAGAAAAAGTGTTAGTAGACTTCGCTAAGATAAAAATACTACCCCGCTACTTAGATTATTATAGTAATAAATGGCCTTCTGTGTTTGAAATAGTCAATGAGGGTTATTTTTGCCAAACAGGTGTGAGCCTAATAATGGCAAACACACTTAAAAATTTGCAACTCATAAACTGCGATCAAATGCTTTTCAGAGGCATAAGTAATCATATAACAGGAGTGGATGGAGCAGTATTTTTCCATGATGGTTACTGCTACAATTTCTTACCCGAAGAGGTTGTTACTGAACAATATGCTTTAGATAACTGTACAGTATTTGCTTCATATAATATAGCACTAGATAACTAAACCACTTGACAAGATAAGTATAGTAGTATAAAATACAACTGTATATTCAACTGGTACACACAAGGAAACACATGTCAAAACACATACAGATCACTAAGAGAGATGGAAGGAAAGAAGATCTCGAACTTGAAAAATTACACAAAGTTGTTTTTCATGCATGTGATGGAATTACAGGTGTAAGTCCCTCAGAAGTAGAAATAAAAAGCCACATTCAATTCTATAGTGGTATTACAAGTAGCGATATTCAAGAAACACTGATTAAAAGTGCCGCTGACTTAATTTCTGATGAAGCACCTAATTATCAGTTTGTTGCTGGTAGGCTAATTAATTATCATTTACGTAAAATGGTGTACGGTACATTTACACCGCCGTGTTTGTGTGACATCATACAAGACAACATTGACAGAGGTTTCTATGACAAAGAAATCCTTGAGAAATATACAAAAGAAGAAATTGACGAACTTAGTGATTACATAGTTCATGGACGTGACGAAAACCTCACGTATGCGGCTATGGAACAATTCCGTGGCAAGTATCTTGTGCAGAACAGAGCAACAGGTGAAATTTTTGAAACACCTCAAGTTGCATACATGTTGATTTCGGCAACACTGTTTAGCGATTATCCTGCAGAAACAAGATTACAAACTGTTAAGGATTATTATGATGCAATCAGTTTACATTACATTTCTTTGCCTACTCCTGTTATGGCTGGTGTACGAACTCCGCAACGCCAATTCAGTTCCTGCGTTCTCATCGAAAGCGATGATAGCCTTGATAGCATTAATGCTACTACCAGTAGTATTGTTAAGTATGTAAGTCAGAAAGCAGGCATTGGCATAGGAGCAGGCAGTATTAGAGCAATTGGTTCACCTATTAGAACCGGTGATGCAACACACACAGGTGTTATTCCTTTTTACAAGTTATTTCAAAGTGCTGTAAAAAGTTGTAGCCAAGGTGGTGTAAGAGGCGGAGCCGCTACACTATACTACCCTATTTGGCACTATGAAATTGAGGACATGCTGGTACTAAAGAACAACAAAGGCACAGAAGAAAATCGTGTACGTCATATGGACTATGGTGTGCAGTTTAACAAACTGATGTATGAGAGACTGCTCAGTGGCGGCGACATCACATTGTTTTCTCCGCATGATGTGCCGGGATTATATGACGCATTCTACGCAAACCAAGACAAGTTCAAAGAAATATACGAAACAGCAGAACGCAATACACGCCTACGCAAAAAAACTATCAAAGCAATTGACTTGTTTAGTGCATTTGTACAGGAACGTAAAGATACAGGTCGTGTGTACTTGATGAATGTTGACCATGCTAATACTCACAGCAGTTTTGATGAGAGTGTTGCACCTGTTAAAATGAGTAACTTATGTTGCGAAATTGACTTACCAACTACTCCTTTGGAAAGTGTAAATGATCCTAATGGTGAAATAGCATTGTGTACTTTAAGTGCAATCAATTGGGGCAAGATAAAGACTGTACAAGACTTCCAGAAGCCTTGCGAACTTGCTGTAAGAGGCTTAGACGCACTCTTAGACTACCAAAAGTACCCTGTATTGGCGGCACAATTAGCAACAGAAAAGAGACGTCCACTGGGCATTGGTATTATCAACTTTGCATTTTGGTTAGCAAAAAATGATACTAATTATCAAAATCCTAATTTGGAACTTGTCGACGAGTGGGCAGAAGCATGGAGTTACTACTTGATTAAAGCCAGTGCTGATCTTGCAGTTGAAAAAGGTGCTATACCAGGCATTGCAGAAACAAAATATGGAAAGGGTATTACACCTAACCAAACATACAAGAAAGAAGTAGACGAACTTATTAAGCACAAAGAACGCATGGATTGGAAAGGTTTGCGTAAGCAGTTAGCAGAAACTGGCATTAGGAATTCAACACTAATGGCACTTATGCCTGCAGAAACTTCTGCACAGATTAGTAATAGCACAAACGGTATTGAACCGCCACGCAGTTATGTTAGCATTAAGCAAAGCAAACATGGTGTGTTAAAGCAGGTTGTACCACAGTATGCTAAACTCAAAAACAAGTATGACTTACTGTGGGATCAAAAGTCACCAGAAGGTTACTTGAAAATTTGTGCTGTATTACAAAAGTATATCGACCAAGGTATTTCGGTAAATACTTCTTATAATCCAGAACACTATGAAGACGAAAAAATTCCAATGAGTGTTCTACTACAACACGTCATCATGTTTTACAAGTATGGCGGAAAACAACTTTACTATAATAATACATACGATGGACAGGGAGAAGTTGACATCGATAAGTTTGATGCCCCATTGCCCCAGTCAGAAATCACAGACGATGAGGATTGCGATAGTTGCAAAATTTAACAATGACAGTATTCAATGCTAAAAAAAGAGATCACACAAAAAACAAAATGTTTTTTGATGGCGGCGTCAACCTGCAACGTTATGACACATTGAAGTACAGACAGTTTGATAAACTAACTGACAAGCAGTTGGGTTTCTTTTGGCGACCAGAAGAAGTTGATATCAGCAAAGACAGCAAAGATTTCAAAGATCTCACTGAGCATGAACAACACATTTTTACTAGTAATTTGAAACGACAAATATTGTTAGACAGTGTTCAGGGTCGTTCACCTAATTTAGCATTATTGCCAATTGTGAGTTTACCAGAACTGGAAACATGGATTGAAACATGGGCATTCAGTGAAACAATCCACAGTAGAAGTTACACGCACATTATTAGAAACATTTATGCAGACCCTAGTAAAGTGTTTGATGAACTATTAGACGTTAATGAGATTGTGCAATGCAGTGACAGTATCAGCAAGTATTATGATAACCTCATAGATATGAATGATCCAGAGGACAAAGAATACGGCAGTTACGAGCATAAAAAAGCATTGTGGTTAGCACTAATGGCAGTAAATATACTAGAAGGTGTACGTTTTTATGTTTCATTTGCTTGTAGTTGGGCATTTGCCGAATTAAAGAAAATGGAAGGTAATGCCAAGATAATTAAATTGATAGCCAGAGATGAAAATGTACATTTGGCTAGTACTCAACAGATGCTGAAGTTTTTGCCACAAGACGATAAAGACTTTGCAAAAATCAAAGCAGAATGTGAGAATGAATGCATTGAAATGTTTATGAGTGCAATCAGAGAAGAAAAGAATTGGGCAGAGTATTTGTTCAAAGATGGTTCAATGATTGGCTTGAATGCACAACTTCTCAAAGAGTATGTAGAATGGATTGGTGCAAAACGTATGAGAGCAGTTGGATTAACTGCACCGTATAGTGTAAGTGCAAGTAACCCGCTACCTTGGACGCAAAAGTGGATCTCAGGTGGCGAAGTACAAGTTGCACCGCAAGAAACAGAAATTAGCAGTTATGTTATTGGTGGTACTAAACAAGACGTAACTGAAGACACATTTAAGGGACTGAGTTTATAATGTTAACAATATATTCTAAAAACAACTGCGGTTATTGTGTACAAGCAAAAAACCTATTAAAAAATATTGATATTGAATTTGAAGAAGTAAACATCGAAGAAGATGCAGATCAAATGCAATTCATTTTATCTGAAGGACACAGAACAATGCCTCAAATTTACAAAGATGGTAAACTTTTTGTAGAAGGCGGCTATCAAGGATTAAAATCTCTGAGTGCTGATGAGATAAAAGAAAAAATCAATGGTATAGACACATCTAACTTAGGCTCAATCTAATGTACAACATAAATGAAATGATTGGTAAAATTATTACCATTCGAACCAATAACGGTCAAGAAATTATTTGTAAACTTAATGGTGTTGATGAAGATAAAAAGTTTTTGACTGTTGATAGACCCAAAGTGGTTTTTGTTAACCAAGAAGATGTTGTACTATTACCATTCTTATTGACATCACCATCACAAGAATTAATTCTTAGTACTAAAGAAATTTTTACTGTAGCAAAAAGTTTAGAATTAACTGCAAACGATTATAAAGATATGATCGAGCAAGAAATTGCCATGGAAGCTCAAGAATCAGAAAAATCTGAAGATAAATAATATTTATGGGAGCACCAATTGCAAGATTAGGAGATTTAGTAACTCTAGGAGTCATAGTTGGCCCTGGTGCTATACCTGTTTTTGGTGTTAATGTAAATGGTATTCCTGTTAGTCTTTTAGGTGATGCAGTATCATCACATGGTGAGCCACCTCATACTACAGCATTTATTGCACAAGGTGCACCGAGAGTAAAAGTCAAAGGATTACCACCTGCACACCTTGGCGCTCTAGCCACATGTGGACACCCTGTATCAGTAGGGTCACCTAATACATTTGTTGGATTAGTTTAAGAAAATACTTTATCTATTTCAACGTCTTTGATGTAATCTTCATCAAACTTTTTAGCAAACCATAATACCTTTTGTGCAAACAAATTGTGTGTTACGGCATCAGTTTTGCAAGTTTCTGTAGATACGTCCCAATCGGGAGAAAGCATTTGTGAAAACATTGTGTATTCTTCGTGACTTTTGAATACATGTCCAGATACAGAAATATAAAAATTTTCTGTTACAGATTCATTGTATTCTTCCTCAAAGTCTTCAAAATAGTCTTCGTTTGGAATGTAAGTTGAAACCAAAGGCTTTTCTAAAATACTTCTACCTTCAGGACTTGTTAAGAAAGTTCTTAATGATGTATGATTTTCAGTATTGCGTTGAACTTCAACTGGTTCTACGTCACCAAACTCTTCAAGTTCTGCAGTCCAATAGCCAGGGCCTTTGAAGTCTGTGTTAACATCTTCGGGCATAACATCGTATAACCATTCGCCCATTTGATCAATGATAGCACTACCTACAGCATCTTTAGCAATACCTGGTGTTAGTTTTAGGAAGATATCTTTCTTGTGACAATATTTGATAATATCAGGAATCTGATGTTTGTTGTGTTCGTATACATAAAATTCGATTAATTTATTATTGCAACTTTCAATAAACGAATCTATTTTACTCCACTTTGCTCTAAGAAAAACTTTGCCACACATGTCGTCAACACCGTCTAAAAGAACATGTATATAAGCACCAGTTTTATTAATGGCTTCGATTTTATCTTCGCCTGCCATACCGTAAGTTGTTATAATAAGTTTTTCGCCTAAGTCTGAAGCAAGTTCTGCAATATCTTCCCATTGCATAGAATCACCATATACTGATTTTGCGTATACAGATTCTCCTTCTTTGATATTAGAAATAATTTTTCTTACATCATCTATATCTAATTCCAAATTTGGATAAGAACGTTTGCCCCATCTATGCTGAAACCATTGGCCTTGTGAACCAACTGCATTAAAGACATTGTTTTTGGTTGTTAAATCAACTTCCATAAAAAACCTCATTATAATTTACTGTTGCTAGTATTTATAATGAGGTTTTATATTGTTAAAAAGTTTTTGATTAGTTCTTAAACGATGGTTTACTTGACGGTGCAACCTGATAGTTTACAACTTCGTCATATTCGTTATTTGAATTATCATAGTAGTAAGAACTTATGTTTCCGTCACTACTACCATCTACTTCGTTTGCATTTGTTGTATACAATCCAACACTGTATTCTTCAACAACAATAACGTTTTGAGAAGAGTCAGCCTCATCTTGTATAACAGTTCCTTTTACAGCAAAGATATATACACCTGGTGATAAGTTAGCAGTACAATCTTCGTGTCCACTATTAATACTTACAACACCAGTAGCACCGTTGAATTCAATCCATGGTGGTAAAGGAGCAAAATCTAATACTGCAACATTTGCTGTTGCTGTAGAAGTAATACCTAAATCAACAGTTACGTTTGAACCACGTTGTACGTTTGCAATTCTACCTGATTGTGTACTAAACAATGTAGGAATTTGATTACTTACAGTAGTTACCATTGACTTGTAAACATCATCATAGTTAACATTTGCATTGTCGTATGTTAAATCGTTAACACCCCACATGTGACCTTCTGCTAAGAATCTCTCTTTGAGCTCTGGCGCACTTAATGCTGTATCACGTTGTGCATATCCTGCAATAGCACCTGACGCAATACCTGCCGCTAAACTAGTACCACTTGAAGTATTATAGTTAGACACATTGGCATGATCTGCTACACTAATATCAACTGCTAGTGCAAAACAATCTAATTGAGCACCGTAATTAACAAAACCGGAACCACCTGATGTAGTAGGACCATTTGTAAATGTTGTTACTTCGTTACTGCTGTTAAATGCACCTACAGTTATTGCAAAATTATTACCTGCTGGTGAAAACTGATTTACATCTTCGCCTGTGTTACCTGCTGATGCAACAACAATCATGTTGTTTTGATTCATTTGTTGAATTTTTGCATCAACAAAGTTATTTTGACTAATTACCCATGGAGTACAGACAATTTTAATTTTAGTATTGTCGTTACTTTGGTGATAGTTATATACTGCATCTAAACTGCTAATAATCTCTCCTATAGTGACATTACCGTCAGTTGCGTTAAACAGTTTAACATTGTGTACTTGAGCGCCTGGAGCCGCACCAATATTACCACCTGCAATTAAACTGCCTACAGCAGTACCGTGTCCTACCTCGTCATCATAGTTGGAAATGTTTGCGTCACCGCTAAAGTTTGTCCATAAGTTGGAAATGTTTGCACTTACAAACTCTTGGTGAGTTGCATCTATTCCTGTGTCAATCAAGAAAACATCTACACCTGCACCGTTTTGTACATTTTGATATGTGATATTTCCTTGCGGATCTTGCGTATAGTTCAAGTGTGCTAAACTAAACGTAGCACCCTGAGGTGAAATCTGTGTTGATAATGTTGAGTATTCTTGCTGACTGATATTACCAATACTGTTAAGTTGTTCCGGTGTTGCTTCAATTTCGTAAGTTAAAGGTAAACTATACGTTGTATAAATAGATGCACCCGTATCAGTAATGGCTGTTGCTCCAGCCGCATTATCAGCATATACGTCACTATCTAACGATATTAAATATTTTGCCATTGTATTTGCTCCAGTAATGTCCTAATAGTGTGGATATTTCTAATAAGTATTTATCATATTTTACTAGAATAAATACATTGAATGGTTACAAACACTCTATCTATTGGCTCTCCTGAAACTTTTTTCTTTGATTTTTCAGAGGGCATATCCAATATTCACATAGAAGAACCAAACAATTATGACATCCAGCATCACTTTCAAAAAGCCCTAGAACCTTATAAAAATAAACCAATTACACTGTTACTCAGCGGCGGGCTTGATAGTCAATTTGCGTTTAATGTTTTTAATCGATATTGTGAAGATGTCAAGTGTGTAACATTTAGATTTATGTGGGACGACAGTGTGGTCAACCCTGGCGATGTAGTATCTAGTAAAATATTTGCTGACCATATGGGTGCTGACCACACATACGTTGATTTTGATTTGCGTGATTTTATTGAGGATAATCACGTACTTGATTTCAGTAAACAATATTATTTTAACAGTCCACAAATTGCAACTCATGCTAAATGTATTTCAAGTATTTCTAATGATAGTACATTTGTTATAGGAGGTGAGGTTCCAATTTTTGGTTACTTTAATGGACAGTGTTTTCCACCAGGATACAAATCAAAGAAAGGTGTTACTGGTATGAGAATTGAACAAGACAAAGATCTCTATAAAAGGCGTTATGTGCCGTGGCTAAATTTTGCTAAACAAAATAATATCGATCTCATAGTTGATCCTATGTTTATGTCAAGGGAAATTTTATTTTTATCCTATTATCATAACATGAGAGTGCTTAAAAAATACAATGAATTGCCATACATGATCAACGATAAAAAGTTTAGATATGATATCTATGATTACAAAATAAAATATTATAAAGCATTTGATTGGGCCGAATACAAAATTCCATTTAGAAAAGAAACTGGTTTTGAATTATTACGCATACACTATATGAAACAAAAAGGTGACCTGGATGAATTTAATAAAAGGTATCGAGTTCCCCTTTGGAGACATAACGAAAGAACAGAATGGTATAACAAAAGACAATATCAACTTGCACCAAAATATAATAACTTTGAAAGTATTATGGAAACATTTAATAATTTTGTTAATGGTAAGGATATTAAAAACTCAAACAGTATAGTTGCAGACATATGATTCATTTTTACTTCACAGGCCAACTACGCCAAAAACGACAATTAGAACAGTTTGGTCAGAATGTTCTAAATGATATATGCGGAGATATCAATCATGATGTTGACATAGAAGTAAGATCTGAAAAACATTTAGATGGTGCTATGGGTTATTGTCATGGAGATGATGAATCAATTATAATTGAATTAGCCAGAGGTACTAATGTAGGTTACGAATATGAGAAGCATGACTTTGATGAAATAGTTGTAACCTTTGCACACGAATTAGTTCATGCAAAACAACTAATGGAAGGCAATGTTTTTGAATGTAGGAAAAACCAGAAGGGCAGAGATCAACGTGAAGTTGAGGCGTACGGATTAGAATACAAACTAGTCAGACGTTACTGGAACCCAAACTAATTTAACACCTCTACGATCGAGTTCATTACGACACTTTTGTTTAATTTTTGGTTTCTGACCTTTATTGATGTAATCAATAAGTTCTTCAGTCGATGTGTTCTTGATGTAGAAATGCTCAGTTTTAGTTCCTCGTCCTTTTACGAATGTTGTTTGTGAGGGCTTAAATTTTATAGGCATTTCTCTCCTTGTTGATGTTCTATTTATCGACTTAAAGCATTACTTAATAATCTTATTGGTAACAGATAAATATGATTATAGTAATTTTGTAAAGGAAAAAAATTATATGTCCAATAAAACACCATATGAGATTAGACTTGATCTAGTTCGTGAGGCAAGAGAAATCCTTCAGGCTAGAGCTAAGAATCCTGAGGACATGCCTACCACTGAAGACGTGCTAAAAGAAGCAGAACGTCTCAACGAATTTGTATCCAAAAGACCCAACGAAAGGTAATCACTTTTTATAAATAATTTTCGGAATGCTCGTATAGCTCAGCAGGTAGAGCAACTGATTTGTAATCAGTAGGTCGTTGGTTCGATTCCGACTACGAGCTCCACAGTGGGGCCGTAGCTCAGTTGGGAGAGCGTCTGGTTTGCATCCAGAAGGTCGCAGGTTCGACCCCTGTCGGCTCCACCATGATAGGTTTAGTATGAAAAAAACCAAGATAAAAAACACACCTGTTTTTATTATAGATAATGCTATACCAAGTAAGATTCTTACAAACATCAAATTATATCTTCCAACTATAACATTTTCAAACAGTTATAAAGAATTTGAGCAATCAAAATATGTTCATTTTCATTGTCCTCAATCACAAGGAAACTTACAACAAAAATTCTCACTACAAAATTGGTTTACAAACTATATTACAGAATATGAATCACGTGCAACATTAAGACACCAAGTAAGTGCAACTATACCTTGTTTTGCTAAAGGCAGTACTGTACAACAACACAAAGATTTTACAGCAGTTAACGAAGATACATTTTATATATCAACAACATTATTTCTCAATGAACAAGACAACGACAAAAATTCAGGATTGTTTATAGAGGATGAATATATACAAAACCAATTTAATAGATTGATAATATACGGTGGACACCTTAATCACAAAGTTCGAGTACCTGACAATGATTGTTTGAGATTAACACTTGACATTCATTTATCTAATGCTACAATAGAAACTAACCAAACTTATGAAAATAATTTGGTCACGTTCATTAAATAAGTAGACGCGGATATAGTATAACGGTTATTATGAGACCTTGCCAAGGTTTAGATTCGAGTTCGATTCTCGATATCCGCTCCAGAACGGAGAGGTGGCTGAGTGGTCGAAAGCGGCACCCTGCTAAGGTGTTATACGGGTAACTGTATCGAGGGTTCGAATCCCTCTCTCTCCGCCACTTTACTAATTGAGGTTAGCAGTAACTTACTAAGTATAGATATAAAATAGGATATATAAATGGCGGCTAAAAAAAGCAAACCTAAAAAACAACAAGCAAAAACACAACCACCTAAAAATGACGATGCAGTAATGCACAAATTGCTTGATCAAAAGATCGAGATTCCAGTAGGATTGTTAAGACAAAAACATATTTTTATTGCTACACCTTGCTATGGCGGCCAAATTGGCGAACCATATTTTAGAAGTATGATGAGACTTGCTATCCTTTTTGGCAAGTACGATATTCCTTACACTGTTAGCACACTGGCAAATGAAAGTTTAGTCACACGTGGACGTAACACACTGACCAGTTTCTTTATGGAAAATAAACAAGCAACACATTTATTTTTTGTTGATGCAGATATTGAATTCAACCCTGAAGATATGTTGCGTATGGTTGCATATGACAAACCTGTGGTTGTTGGAGCATATCCCAAAAAAGCAATTAATTGGGACAGCATTATTGGAGCCGCTCGAGCAAATGAGGATGAAAATGCAAACACTATCGAAGGACACAGTTCTAATTATGTAGTAAACTTCGACTTTATGAAAAACCAAGAAGGTAATACAACCACACAAGTACAAATTACAGATAATTTAGTCAAGTTAAAAGATGCTGGCACAGGCTTTATGTGTATTAAAAAAGATACAGTTCAAAAAATGTTTGATGCACATCCAGAATTAAAATACAAAAATGATATTAATGTAGATAATAAATTTGAACCATACATGTATGCATTGTTTGACACAATGATTGATCCTGAAAGCAAACGTTACTTGAGTGAGGATTATACATTCTGTAGACTGTGGCAAAATATGGGCGGCGAAGTTTATCTCGATCCACGTACAGCACTTAACCATGTTGGACATTACACATTCAGAGGAAATATCAGAAAATTATTTACAGGAAATCCTAGATAATGGATGATACAATTATAACTTTACTTTTACCTACAAGAGGTAGAACTGACGTACTCAAAAAAAGTTTAGAGTCATTGGTATCTAAAGCAAGTCATACTAAACGCATTGAAATTATATTAGGCTTAGATGATGATGACGATAAAGTAAAAAAATATATAGAAGATGAGATAGCACCATACTTACGTGAAAACAAAATTGAGTGTCGAGCAAATATATTTCAACCTCTTGGTTATGAAAATTTACACACTTATGTAAACACACTTGCTCAAAATGCAACTGGTGAATGGTTGTTCTTTTGGAATGATGATGCACTAATGTTAACAGAGGGGTGGGACGAAGTAATCACTTCATATAATGGACAATTCAAATTGCTTGGTCCAAAAGATAATCACAATGGTCATCCGTATGCTATACTACCTATTGTTCCTAAAGATTGGTTTAGACTAATGGATCATCTCAGTCAAAATGCACAAAACGATGCTTGGCTAAGTCATATTGCATATATGCTGGACATCTTTGAAAGAATTGATGTAGAAATTTTACATGATAGAGCAGACCTCACTGGCAACAACGATGATGAAACATTTAAGAATCGCAAGTACATGGAAGGCAATCCAGACGATCCCAGAGATTTTGGACACCCTGATATGCAAAATCAAAGAGTGCGTAGTGCATATAAAATTGCTTGGTTCTTAGAACGCATTGGACAAAAAAGCCAATGGTGGGAAGATGTCAAAGCAGGAATACAAGATCCATTTGCTAAAATGCAGTGGGGAGAAGATGTAAAAGGTGCTGGTCAATTACATTCTATAAACACAGACAAACCAAAATTTGACGACGACGAAAAATTAGTTTTGTAAGCATGTCCAGAATAGTTGCTTACGGTGATAGTTTTACAGTTGGTCAAGGCTTAAATCCAAACGATCCCTGTCCTGAAATACCCGATGAAAACAGTTGGCCCTATTTGCTAGGTAACTCACACAGCATACCTGCATCAAATAGAGCAGGAATTGGTATTGGAAATAAAACTATCTGGCATGTAATTTGTAATGCCGAACATAAAGAAGATGACATAGTTATTATTTGTTGGTCGTTTCCAGCCAGGTTTGCCGTAGTTACAGATGAGTACGATTACACAATTTATCCTGAAAGTAAAACACTAGATGATTCAAGTGTTAATCTGTTTCGATGTGATATGCACACTATTGGTCCTTGGCATGAGGATGATTATGTATTAAACTTTTATGAGAATTTGCACACAGATAACAATTCCTATATAGATACATTATTGTATATGAATCATGCAGATATGTATTTGAAATCATTGGGTATTAAACATGTTATACACACAGGTGTACCTTTAGTTCCACAATTTGAACTTATAAGCGAAGTACCAATTAGAGGAAAGAACACACAATATGATACATATTGTTTACCACATTGGAATAAAATAAAAATGCCATTCACTATGACTGGTGCGTTGCTAAAATTTGGAGAAGCACCCGATGGGCATTTATCTCTTAAAGCACACAAGTATTTTGCTACACAACTGTTGACAATATTACCTTTTTAGCATATAATATAATTTTTAATATAAATCTGAGTATAATATGGCTACACATGCAATGATCGATATAGAAACATTAGGCACAGAACCTGATTGCGTTGTGTTAAGTGTTGGTGCTTGTAAGTTTGATCCTTTTACAAATGTAGAACCACACACTAGAACATTGTGGCGTCCAAGTGCTGATGAGCAAATGAATGCAGGTCGTAGTGTATTAGAAAGCACTCTTGAGTGGTGGGCTAAATTACCCAAACATATTCAAGACGAAGCATTCAGCGAAGAAGGCCGTATACCATTAGATCAGTTTTTCAAAGACTTAAATAAATGGCTATGGGACGTAGATAAAATATGGTGTCAAGGACCACAATTTGATATGGTTATACTTGAAAACTTATTCAAGCAATTTGATCATCATAGACGTTGGGCGTTTTGGCAAGTGCAAGACTGCAGAACTATTTTTAACATGATGCCTGCAGATCCACGCAAAGCCATACAACAGGATTTACATGATGCAAGTGCAGATGCATTTTTTCAAGCAGTTTGTGTACAGCAAACATTTGCACATTTTGGAGTACAAGAAAGATGACAGAACATTCAGAAAAAGTTGAAAGACAACGATTGTTATTAGAAGCAGAAGAATGGGCAGAGGGTATTAAAGATATCCATATACATTCAATAAGTAGTATGTGGTATGATGATAAACCTGAAGACACTGCAAACAACAAAAACGTAACTGACACTACATTCAATAGTGGTCTTATCAAAAGAGAACAAGATGGTAAAGTTCTCAGATACTTTGGTGAACAACTTAAAGGTGATGAACTTATTAATGAGTATCAAAAGAAGTGTCAGCCTACTAGTTCTCAAAGATTAATGCTATAAAGTAGGTCTGTAAAAACTTTTTTACATTCGCTGTTATTCACTGTTTGCTGATAGTTGTGTTGTAAAACATCAGTGTTTTTGTTTACCCAGGCATGCTTTTCGGCATCTGTGAGTGCATATAAGCGTCTTACAGCACTTTTAATTTCTTCAACAGCACAATACAACCTCTTTTCTAAGTCGTTTTCACTATCCCAACTTAAATCAAACCAGTCTTCGTAAGTCTTATAACCTGCTAATTTTAGATCACTATTTGCATTTACATTGCCAATAATTAGTTGAGGCATCCTGCATAACATTGGTTTAATTACTTTTTCTGTGTAAACTGTGCTATTATGATGTGTTTCTGCTGTAACACTAAACAAACAATCTCTGTGTATGTGTTCTAAAGAATTGAGAAATTGCACACTACTCAATGGCTGATCAATTTCGTGTACGTTTGGAAATGAAATCAAACCGTATTGGGATAGATTATTTTTTTCAAGCATATCTAACAATAACTTTCTGTGTATTCTATTTTTCCTCATCAAACAAGCAAATATTTTATTGTATGTTGCAGGCTTTTCATAATGATCAAAGTTTGAATTATTAAAATGTGTCATTATGTGCCAGTAAGAAGTGCTAACTACATTTAGTGTTTTATATGCACTTTCCTTTATATAACGTTCAGTATCATACATATTTCCTGTTATGTAAACAATATTCTCTAATGGAAAGCCGTATTTTATTGCTTCGCTTTCTATGGCCATGGGAATATTATACATGTCATGTGGCCATGCTTCACTAAAGTTATTGAACACAATTATCACCTGTTTGTTTTTTAACATTTGCAATACAGCAGGTGATATTGCTGAAAAATAGTTTGAGTACTTGTGATTCCAAACGCCTAAGAAAAATTGCAATGTTGGCAATTTTGTATAACCTTTTTTGGGTTTTGTAAATAAGTCTTTGTAATGAGTTGGTTGATTGATATCTTTTTGCTCTAAAGGCAAAATACTGGACTTTGAGATTGTTTGCAATTCATAATTACCCTCGCCTATTATAGGATATAAGAATTGCTCAAATGACAAACCATTCAATGCAATATCGAATGTTCTCAAAGATTCATTTGAAGCATCTTTGCCTATCTCCCATTTGTTCATAACTGATTTATGTGCTCTGCTAATTTTGCAAATTGATTTTCTAAATACTGTGATTGCTTCATGTTATTGAAATTGTGTTCTAGTACATTCATATTTTTTGTACTCCAACTAATACGTTCTGCTACTGACATATTTTCAAGTAATTTGCACACACGTTGTACTTCGTTAACATAGCATTTAATTCTTTTATTATCATTTGGCTCATTGTCCCAACTTAGATCAAACCAATCTTCATATGTTTTATAACCGTACTCTTTGATTTTTGTGTTTGAACCAGCACCACCTAATATCAATACAGGCATTTTGTGATACATTGGTCTATATGTTTTTTCAGTTATAAAGAATTGATCAATCCATGTTTCCACAGTTGCATGAAAATATGTATTTGCTATCATATCAGAGTAAGGTGCTAGGTAACCTTTGCCTTTGTAAGGGTCATGTGATATTTCACTTCCGTGTGTAGCATCCATATTATAATCTATCCACAGTGGTAAAATTTCATCTAGTGTGTTGCATTCAGACTCTGTAAAAAAATGTCTGTAACTATCGGGCATACTCATATGTGAAATCATGCCATACTTAATACAATCTGCCTTGTGCATTTCCAAAAGCATTTTAGTTCTAAATATCTTAAGGCTGTGTAATCTACGCATTGGGCAAACAAATAATTTTTCTTGCTTGTTGGTTTGCAAAAATTCTAAGCGATTTACACTTTCATTATATTTTTTACGCATATAATAATCAAACACAGGCAAATGTAAAATGTATGCAGGTGTATTTCTAATAGATGCTTCGTTATGCTTACCACTCAAATAAACCACTTGATTACCAGGTATACCTAACTCACCTAGTGCATTAACCACACCTTTACACACATCTAAATTATCATGATAATTTTCTCCAGAAAAATCTATAATTACTGCACCCTTAGAAAACACAACTTGTCTTATTTCTTGTTTGGTCCATATATCAGTAAAATCAAATTTTGGCACATAGGTTGTACCATCATGAGGATTATAATCTAATGCATCGTAGTCTTTTTGTCTTATCAAACAATGATATAGTATAGGCTTTTTAATATGTATTGTGTCTATTACACTGCCGTACATTGCAGTTATGTTTCTGTTCAAATTATCTGGCATGCTGTTATTTACTACAATAAATACCTTTACAGAGCATATATAGGTTGACAATATGATGTTTTACCTGTATATTAGTTCTTCAATGTACAGTGGTATCATGCATTGTTGAATTACTTTCAAAGTGTTTCGCTAAGGAATACTTTGAAGAGTAGTTTATAAACAACAAGAGGATACGATCATGAACGTAGTAAAACTATTGTTTGTGTTAACCGCCACTGTATTAGTATCTGCCTGTGCCAATTCTGGTGCTAGGTCTGATTACTATCTCGCAGTTCAACAGGCGGCACAAGCAAATGCCTCAGCAACAGAAGCACGATATAGGGCATTAGCCACTATCGCAAATTCTGGTGATGCGGCTTCAAAAGCAGTGGCCACGATGGCTATTGCAATGAGCAAGGATGCTACAATTGCACCACAATATATTGAGTCAGATGCACTCAGTTGGGCCAAAGTACTTGCAACACCGGTTGCAACACTTGGTGGATTGTGGATTCAATCTGATGTGGCTAAGAATTCATCAAACAATGCACGTGAAATCCAAATGGCAAGTTTTGCATCTAACGAAGCAATTCAGTTAGGACAGCAAAACATGGTTACTAGTCTAGGTTCATCCTGGGCAGAAGGCGCCGCGGCCAGTGGTCAACAACTAGTTGATTTGGGTGTTGCAGGGTTTGGCGCTCTCAATACAGCAGGTGACCAAACAGTTGCATTAGGTACAGCAGGTTTAACAACTGCTGGCACTATTGCTACAGCAGGATTCACTGCTAATGAAAACATTGCAACAACAGGTTTCAATGCAACTACCACAGTGGCTGGCTATGGCTTTGCAACTGCTGACAGCATTGCTACAACTGGTTTTACCACAGTTGATAGTGTTGCTACAACTGGTATGGAAGGCATGGCTACACTTGGCCTTGCTGGTATGACTAATCTCAACGAAGTTAGTCAATACGGCATGACCACTATTGGTGCAGTAGCAACAACTGGTATGACCAACATGACCACCATCTCTGGTGCAGGCATGGATGGTATTCAAGCAATGGGTTCGGCAGGTATGACCAACCTCACCACACTTGGTACACATGGTATCGATGCTGTGGGCACAGTTGGTACAACTGGCATGAACTTGCTTGATGCACAAGGTACTAATTACAGCACAATTATTGCTGACATGCAAAACACTATTGATTTGCTTGGTGCAGAATTGGCTGATCCAATTACTTGTAGTCCAAATGCAGACGGCTTATTTGTTTGCCAATAAAGCATAATCAAAGGGCGGCAACGCCCTTTTTTT